TGTGCTGAAGTGTTCTGCTAAGTTTACTGCTGCTGATGCCGCCGCACCTTCCGCTACTGATTACAAGGGAACGGGTAGTAATGCAACGGAGAGCACCGATGCAATGCTTACGTGTGATGATATTAGTGCCATTAAGTTAAGTGTAGACAATGGGACTACCTGGGCTGATGCTACTGATATTGTGCGTGAGATTGAGTTGTCTATCTCGAATAAGAATGTCTACCTCAAGGATCTTGCCTCTGCTAACAGCACCCACATTGCAGGTGTTGTAAACGTGGGTAAGGATGTTAAACTTGGTCTTGAACTATATTATGATGATCTTGACCTGCTTACACAGGTTCGAGCACTTACTGAGTGTGGATTTAAGTTTACGTGTGATAGCAAGACTTTCACGCTTACGGGTGTTCAGTTCCCCGAGTATCCCCTTGATGTCAAGCCTGATGAGGTTATTGGGGATAAATTGGAATCGCTGCAAGTTACCGGGCTTACCATAGCCTCCTAAATATTTTTTACTGATTATTATGGTTAACGTTATTATTAACAATGAAACATATGAACTGTCTGATGAACCTTATCATGGTATTGTGCGTAAGGTTCGGAAGATGCAGAAAGCAATGCTTATTGATCTTCTATCCAGGTTCAAGGATGAACTTGACGATAGTATGAAAATTGAAGATGCTCTTGCTATGATTGCAAACAAGCATCCCGATGAAATTATTGAATATTCTGAGCGTGAAGAAGATTTCATTGTGGTTACTACGATTTCTCTCGCTACAAATAAGATGTGGAATATAGAGGACTTTGACACTGTTCCTATTGGGGAAATGGATAAGATTTTCCAACAGTGTAAGGATGTTCTTGGCGGCGATGTGAACCGTTTTTTCAGAGGTTACGCGACGAATACACAGGAAGCGCCGAAGGAACTCAAGTTGAAGAAGAAGTAGGACAACTTTCTTTTTCAAACAATAAAGTAGCAGAAGTGCGTAAGAAACTCAAAGAACGTAAATACTTACGTAATCTTCTGGAAGAGGATACTTACTATAAGAAAATAGCGCGATGGAAACATGCATTGCGTAATGGGTCTGACGATGAAGATTTTGCAGACTTTGTATTAATTGATGCTTTTGGTTGGTCATGGGATGAAATAAACAATATTCCAGAACAGAAGTATCTTGCTATTTCTAAAATATTGTCCTTAAAGAATGCTGAAGAAGCAAAGCAGGCTAAACGACAGAAGCAGAAGAAAAGGTGAGATTGATGCAACTTGGAGATAATGACATTGTAATTTATGTCGGCGGTAATATTACTGACTTTCAAAATAAGATGGCACAGGCACAAGGTATTACTGCCGCTACTAGTGCATCAATGGCAGGAACAATAGGACGTATGGGTGGTTCTATTGAAAGAACACTCAAAACAACCGGCAACACTGTTGTAGGTGCTACGGGTGCTGCTTCTGTCGCAATGGTCTATCCTCTTACTCGTATTGCAGGTTCCATTTTTGAAATCGGTAGTGAACTTGATTCAATGTCGCAGAAAACTACCGCTGTTTTTGATTTGATGGGACGTGATGTAAACGATGTTAAGAAAGATTTAGAAGATTTTGCCTTTTCACTTGCCGGTAATGCAATGTTCTCAGCAAATGAGATCATGGAGTCTATGTATGGTATGGCTCAGGCAGGTATGCAGGTTGAAGATATTTATACATTAATGCCTGAAGTTATCAACCTTGCAACTGCACAAAACATGGATCTTGATACTACTTTTAAAATGTTATACGGAACATTGCAGGCATATAAATTAAATGCTTCTGATGCTACAAATGTAACTCACGCTATGGCAGCATCAATGAGTGCATCGGTGCTTGATGCTGAAGATTTAGTGTATGCAATGAAATATATTAATCCTACATTTGCTGCGCTTGGTTACAGTTATAATGAAGGATTAACAATGATTGCAATGTTACGTGATTTGACTTTCACTGGTCAGAATGGTGGAAGAATCTTACGTGACGCATTTACTGATTTAATTGCCCCTACTGCTGAATCAATGAATATTATGCGTAAGTGGGGTATTTCGGTCTATACCAACAGTGAAGAAATAAATGGTTTAGTTGCAGAGTATTATAGTGCATCTGAAGCACTTGAACAGATGAAGAGTGATACATCTGCATCTAATGAAGAAATACAAAAACATAAAGATTTTATTATTCAGTTACAAGGGCAGATGGTAGGTTTAGATAAATCATCTGAGCAATATAAGAGTTTAAAGAAGGCACTTGATGAAGCACTTTACGCAGAACGTGTAATGAAGAATGAAGTTAGTAAATCTAATTCTGCAATAGAAACACAGACTGCTAAAGTAAAAGCCCTTGAAAAACAAGTTAATGATTTCTCCGCTACTGGAATGAAAGCACCTGCTGAAATTCTCAATGAGTTGTGGAAAGCGCGTGAAGCGGGCATGACTGAAGGTGAGTTTTCTACTGTTTTTGGTAAACAGTCATATGCTGCAATGATGCAACTCACCAGAGATAAGGAAAAATATGCTGAAGTTTTAGAGTATGTTACTTATACTGAAGGTGAATTAAATGAAGCACAAAGACAAGCGGATATTGTAACTTCTTCTACTGCTGCAAGTTGGACTATTTTAAATAATCATATATCATCGGCGGCGGGTGAAATTTATAGATCCGTAGCACCTGCATTAAAAGTATTATTTGATTCGTTAAATGAGAACTTTGACGGTATTAAAGAGTTTTGTATTCTTGTAGCACAGAACTTTATTCCTATCTTACAAGATATTGCTAATCGTGTAATTGGTGTAGTTGAATGGTTTAATGGATTAGATGAAGGAACAAAGAATCTTATTGCCAAAATAACAGCAATGGGTGTTGCATTTACACTTATTGGCATTCCATTAATGTTATTTACTGGTATTATTTTATGGACCCTTTCACCAATGGTAGGTCTTGTCGGTAGAATAGGACTTGCAATAGAGCGTATTGGAATCTTACGTGCAGGGATGGTTACACTCAATCCTGACGCTGTAATCTTTGGTAAAAACATAATGGATATCAAGGATTCAGTAGGAGCATTTGCATCTTCATTACTAAACATAAATGGGCCACTAACCGTTGTTAAGAGTGGTATTGCATCATTTGTAGGAACATTCAAAACTCTTGGTGTTGGCGGTGTAGTTCAAAAGTTACTCTTAGGTGGACTTTCAGGAGTTTATGGTGCTATTACAGGTGTGGGTGGAGCATTCACAGCCGCTATTCCTGCAATCATGGGCGCTGTTGCAGCATTGTTACCCTTGATTGGTTGGATTGTTTTAATTGTAGCGGCAGTTACCGCACTCTGGTTTGCCTGGAAGAATAATTGGTTTGGAATCAGAGATATTACTGCCAATGCTATCACGTTCATAATGGATCATATTAAAATTCTTACTGATTTTATTAGTGAAACGTTTGGTGTAATCTTTGGTAGTGTTTCTAATTTATTTGATGCATTTATTAATGGTGATGTAAACGGACTATTCAACGCTTTAGGTAGTCTTATTGGTGGAATCATCAGGTTAGTGGGTGGTTTACCGCTTAAGATGCTTGAGGTTGGATTCCGTATGATCATTGATTTCTGTAAGGGAATCATTGATGCTGCACCGAATGTTGGTTCTTCACTTATTGAATGGATCTTAAATGGTGGAATCCAAGAGTTTATTGTTAATGCAATCAAAGCGGCTGTAGAAGCAGGTGCAGCATTTGTAAAGGGTTTCATAGATGGAATTACGGGTAAAGCACCTGATGTCAAAGAGAAGGCTAAACCTGTAGGCAAGGCGGTTACAGACGGCATAAATGATGGTGTAGAGTCTGGTTTACCCGATGTCTATAAAACAATGGAAGATGGTGCTGTAAAGAGTGCTAATATATTTGAACAGAAATTCAATGAAACGTTCAGTAAATTAGATACCAAGAATCTTACCGAAGATGAATTAAATAATTTTAAGGCACTTGAACTTTCAAGAAAGGTTATTGATTTAACAGAATTAACAGACGATGATAAACAGTTCATTGGTGAACTACAAACTATTATTGAACAGAATGGTGGTGAAATACCAGAGAAATTAAAGAAGAAAATAGATGAACAAGTAAAGGAACAGAAACCCTGGGCTGCCTTCCATGAAGAGTTTAGGAAAGAGTTTGATTTAATTCTTCAAGAATGGAACGCCATGAGTCCTGAAATGGCCCTAGAATTGAAAAAAGGATTTAAAGCGGCAGAACCTTTTATCAAACTTACTGATGGACTCCAAGATGAAGAAAAACAGTTGATTGGTTTCCTTGACTCTGTTGCATCTGAATCTGGTAAGTTACCTGAAGATTTACAAAATGCGTTAAACACTAAACTGAAGATGAAACAGCCGCTTGATAAATGGTGGACTGATTTCTATCAGAAGTGGAAGGATACAAAGAAATTAGTTGAAGAGAAAATAAATGAAGAACCTTTAACTATTAAAGTTGAACTTGAAATTATACCGAAAGAAGAAATTAAACCAGAAGTTGTAGAAGAAAAGAAAGAATATTCTAAAGAAGAATTAGAGCAAAAGGCAAGAGAAGCGTCTTTACTTTACAATAATAACTTTGCTGATGTTCTTACAGGTAAAACAAGTGCAACTGGACTTAAAACGATTATAAACGGTGAATTAAATGAGACTGTTAAAGATGCAGGTGTAGCGGGTGAAAATGCTGCAAAAGAGTTTGCAGATAATTTCACTAGTGGAATACGAGAAGAGGATATTGACAGACTGTTTATGGGGCCTGTCTCTTATGGTTTTGATGATATTTACACTAATGCTACTGTAATTGATTCTGAAGATATAACCATTGATGCAACTGTCACGCCTACAATCGATGAAGAAAAGAAAGAACAGGTAAAGGTTGACTCTAACACTGAGGGCAAGGAATTAGTTGAATCTTACAAGAAAGGTGTAGAAGAGAAGAAACCTGAACTTGACGCTACAGTAGATACAGTAAAATCATCAATCCTTGAGAAATTGAATCTTGCAGAGAAGGCGTATGATCTTGGTTACACATTTGTTAATTCCTACACGAGTGGTATATTAGCGGCACTTCCCGCACTTCAGGCGGCAGTTAATCAGATGAATGGTATTCTGAACAGTGTAGAAGCACCACCTGTCAGTGTTACGTATAATGTGTCTGCTGCAATGGTTAACTTCGACGGTTTACCGCAACTTCAGGGCAGTGGCACTACGAATAACTATGACATTGATGTAAACCTAAATAATGCAACAATTCGTAGTGAGCAGGACATAGATAAACTTGCAGATGCCGTGTATGAACGTATTAGTAGGAATGTGGGGTTAATAGCATGAAGGCAGTTCTCCGTGGACTACGTGATTATAATGTCAATTCCTACACGGTTACTCTGAAGAGTAATGAGAAGAAATACTGTGTTGTTACTATCTCTGCAAAAGACTACTACACGCTTCAGAGTGAGTCAGAGTTGATGTTGATTGTTGATGGGATGGAAATATTCACTGGCGTAATCAACAAGATCAATTTTGATTACTTGAACAATAAATACAACATTACTCTGGATGAACTTGCCTACAAGTTATCATTTGACTATGATTTGATGAGTAAAAGTGCAAGTTTTGACATCACTTATACTACAACCTCATCTGACATCATTTT